GGCGTTGATTAAAGCGAACAGGATTGGACCGGCGTTGACGCCCAGCATCCCGTCCGGACCCGTCTCAACGATATACGGACCGAGCGGAGTGGATTCAGCGTCCTGCGCAACCAGGCCCACAAACTCTTCTTCCGGATGAGACTTAAGACGGTACAGCAAGGGCTTGAGGGCCCTTATCGCGTCCAGGCCGAGGTTGAAGGATCCGGTGATGTCCTTCAAGCGCCTATCGGACGGAGCCGTCCAGGGACCGCCGCCCGGTTTGGTAGCGGATCCATCCGCGCCGAGAACGAACGACACGGCGGGCGTTCCGACTTCAAACCTGACGTCGGTCAAGCTCACCACAGGGCCGGTGATGGAGTTGAAGTCCGTCGCCGGAGTGGCCGAGACCCACTGATGGCTATTGCCGTCGTCATAATAGACGAGGAGTCGTCCAGTGTCAGATACCCACCAGAGCTGGCCCGGGCTTGGGTTAGCAGGAGGCGCTGATGAGTCTGAGATCTCAATGTTGCCGCCGCCGAACTCCGGAGTGCCGTCCGGCGTCACTATTCCGATTAGATGGTCAGCGCGGCCGTCGTAGAAGAAGAGGTTGTAGCTACCGTCGGTCGCCGACTGGCTCCACACCCCGCCCGCTGTAAGATACGGAGGGCGAGTAGGGCTCAGGAACTGAGACGCCTGGGCTTCAAACTGTCGGTTAAGTCGGTCGGCGAGATCTGTTCCAGACGTAGTGGTCGGATCGACCGGGAAATCACCCGGATTTGAGATAGGCATTCTTTTCTCCTTTAGATCGATGTAGCCCGGAGACGACCATAGCCCTTCGCCATCACGTCTACCTTGCCTGCAGCGGGATTTCCTGTAGCGCCTTCCATTAGTCTCAGATCAAAGGAGAGGTGAGTTTTCTTAGTAACCACCGCTGTAACATAGCTGATATTCCCATCAATTGTAACAGCCAAAGTAGGGGGAGCCCTAAAGGCTGGATCGAAAAAGATGCGGCGGCCCGACACCGGAATCTCTATATCGCTCGACGCCCAGAAACGATCCGGCATGTCAACCAGCACCTTGCCTTGCATGATGACAACCTTAACGTCCGGGTCATAACTTCTGGCAACGATGCGGAACCTGTAAAGCTGCCCTGTGAAGTCGCCCACCTGAACAGCCCGCCAGGGGCTCCATTTGGCGTCGGACGCGGAGGACATTGAACTGAGGGCCTCCAAGTTGGGTTCCCACTCCGACATGAACATCTGCTCATCGGAAGTGGAGATTTCCAGCCAAGCGTCCCATTCGTCCTCATCGGTCCTCGCAAGTGCAGGCACCGACGACAGAGGTTGCCAAAATTCCATAAAGTCCGAGTTGCGGACTCCGTAGGCTTTGATCATCGACGAGACGCGAGCCTCGTACACCTGACCCAAGTCCAGGACTTTGGCGAAGGTGTAAACGCCTTCCGGATAAACGGATCCCCAATTGCCTGCACTGAAGAGAGAGCTGCCTACTTGGACAAGGCCCGACTTGGAACCCTTCCAGCCCGTCAGGCTTTCGTCAATCGTTTCGACGATGTTGATATCTGGAAGCTGCGCGACGGTTGTCCGCATCATCGCAACTTCGCCTCGGTTGCCCGAAGTGTCTACTGCGCGGATCAGATAGGTGCCTGTCCTCGCGCCGGCGGAGGTGTGAGTCGTATTCCAACCCACGCGAGACAGATGCGTGGCGATGGTCCAAGCGGGCGCCCACACTTCCGGAGTATACCTGATATCGTAGTAATCAATGTCAGGTTCATCCGACGCCTCCCAGAACATTTCAACCAGTTCTGCTTGGACGTTGACGGAGAAGTGGGCCGGCTTCTTAGGCGGCGTGGTGTCGCGTTCCAGTGTGGAAAAGAGATGCGCCGGAGTGCCGTATTCGCCATTCCGACTGATCGGAGTGACTTGGAACTCAACGTCCTTGCCCGCCCAGTCCGACTGCAGGAGATCAATCTCCCACGTCAACCAATGATCCGGAGTTGAGCCGAGCGACGTCCAGCGGTCCGTTCCGACCGGTCGAACAACGACGGAGTGGGTGAAGAGATTATATCCAGACGTCTGCCACGCCAGGCGAGACTGACCGAACGGCATACGCGACTTATAGACAATCGTGTAGTCGTTGACAAGGAACTTGGTTGACAGGTCGGACTGAGTAAATTCGTCACCGAACTGCGGATCCCAGGGCGGAATCGGTCCGTCCAGATAGATGTCCGGAACATATGGAACCAGTTTAAGCTCTGCCGTCAAGTTGGCGGCGGGCGTAATCTCCTGAACTAGGTAGCTACCTGTAACTCGGTTCGGGTTTCCGAAGACGATCAAGCAACCTTCTTCGATGCCCCAGGTTCCATCGAGTTCGATCCACCCGTCATTCGTTGAGCCCTTAACGGCTCCGGACCGAATGCTTCCATCCATCTGCCTTACGGTGTATGAGGGCGGCAGCGTTCCGAATACCTGGTCGATGAAGACGTTCGCTTCTCTGACATCCATCACCCGTGCGTAGGCGCCACCCACCATTGGGACGTCATGCGCAACGAGGACCAACTCGCCGCGCTGCACGGCAAGGTTCTCAATGTCGACCTGGAGGCTAAAGATCTCAGACCGGTGCAGCCCTTGCGCCAGCATATATCTCGCGTATCGATATGCCTGCGGATAGTTGGTGATTCCGAACGTCGCCAGATCGTCGAAGAGCGTCGAGTTGTCAGGACCGTATCCATCGTCATAGACGGTGAACTCGGCAACCTGCCAATTAAGTTCCGGGCTCATAAACTTGGTGCGGAGCCCGTGCGGGCGATCCACAAACGAGCGGTTGCCAGAGAAGCCCCAGGAGTTTTCCGGAGTGAACATCTGACGGGGGTACTGCTTCTCCTCGTCAATCATCACGCCGTATTTACCGGACTGAGTGATGATGAGTTGAGACCGGCAGATGGACAGGATAGACGAAACGATCTCCTGAACGGTAGAGCTGAAATCAACCACTACGTCGCAGGTATAACGAGGGGTGTAGTAAGTCACTCCGTTGACGACAGTGGTGATAGTCTGGTCGCAGATAGCTGCCAGGCGTAGCCAGGAGGGCATATCCAACTGATCATCGCGCAGAGGCGTCTTGTTGGCAATTCCTGTTAGGATGTCAATCACAATCCAGACAGGGTTGCGAGTTGTCTCTGCCGGTTGCCAGGAGTTTCCGTCGTGCCAGCGAAGCGCCGAAATTGCCATGCCGGAAAGGTTCTGAACGACGCCTGTAACCTTATCCGACGCGACGATCACCAACTCAAGCATCGTGTGAGGCTTCTGAAGCCGAAGGACGTTCTGGCTCCGGAAGCTCTTAATCAGCGTCATAAACGATTCGTCGTAAATGGTATTGGCGGTCGACGTTTGCGTCAGCCGGGTTATCTTTATCTCGTAGACGGCGGGCGTCGGAAAGTAGAAGTTGAGCGAGGCAACAATGGGCTGGCCTGTAGCAGCGGAAACCGTCGTGCCGTCCTTAGGCACGGGCCGACCGATCTGAAGGTCAGAGAACTGAAAGCTCCATTTGGCGTTCGGAGTATCTGCGTCGCGCTGAATGCCTTTGCGGTAACTGATGCCATTGATGAAGACTTCTCGCGTATGGCCTGCACCGTCGGTGGAGCCATAAACGATTTCGTGCCACATATTGACTTCGGCATCATTCCGAATGATGATGTTCTTCGACCACTTATGAGACCCGCCGTTGAACTGTTCGGTCCTCCACATATTGTTCGGGTCATAGACGGCGGAATAGGTGTAGAGTTCCTTATCGACGTCAACGCCCAGAAACTGGTTGCCAGGCAGACGAGTCCAGGGGTCATTGGAACCCTGCCGGCGATACTGGATGTTGAACGAAACAGCCTGAGTCGAGCGGTTGGACGAAGTGTCGTACCGGACCAAGCCCTTAGGGAACGTGATGTCAATAACGGCGTGAACGCATTGGTCTTTCGTGTTGATAATCAGAGGCTCGTTCTGCTCCAGCTTATAGTTCAGCTGGTCATACGACACCGACCGGGTGACGTACTGCAACTGAGCTGCCGTGCTGTTCTGGTGCCACCGATATTGCGGGCTCAGAACTTCCAGCGGAAGGTCGCCAACCTTAAGATCATAGACGACGATGTTGCCGTACCCGAAGGCATATAGGGCTGTAATCTTCGACGCCGTGCCTACCGTCTCAATCAACGGAGTGGAGGCAATGTTGGGGAAGAATTTATGCTGCCCGTAAATCCTGGGGATAACGGAGTATTTACGAGACTGGTTGCTCTGGCCTGTAATGGTGTAGGTGGGCGATTCCTGGAGCGGAGATGCTACAGCTTCCTTCGCCGTGTTAGCAACCGACGCGGGCGGAATCAGCGCCTGCATCAACATCGTACCGACAAGGGTGATGCCGAGGCCGATAGCCGACGCGACGAGTCCTGTGGATGAGAACCCGAGCATACCCGCAATCATGCCGCCCGCCCAGGGCGCAATGACAGCCAACGCAATCATAGCAATGGCAGCAATGATTTGACCGCCGCCGCCCTTACCTTGCGGGATAACTGCAAAGGTTAAATTGTCGCCCTCTTTAGCAACGTAGTTCCAATCTTTAATTGGAGAGCCGCAATTAAAGACGGTGATGTACTGGGCGCGATCACTTGGAACTTCGGCGTAATCCATCAACTCATAAATGGAGAACCCGGCGGGCACCTCCAGGATTATAGACTCAGGACCCGCCAGCGTCTTTAAGGTGACCAGCGAAGACCCTGAACCAGCCTGTCGTTCCAGTCCATCAATCTCTCTATGCACGAACTTTTGCCTCGACAGGAATGGAGGAAATCTCCGTCACCGATATACATTCCGACATGGATCGGATGGCCGAATATACGAAACACCAACACATCGCCTAGCTTCAGATCCGCTACCGGTTCCCAGGGATACAGCACCGCCAGCTTCTGGCGAGCCATCTCTCCTATTGATTTGTAGTCGTTCTCAATCGGGTATAGATATTCCGGCAGTTCGATATTGAACTCGTTACGGTAGAAGAGTTGGATGAGCCCACAGCAATCGACAGCATGAGGGCCCTTAGCGTTGGGCTCGTACGGAATTCCGATGTAGGCGCTCAGGTTCATATCAGTAAAAGAGATCGACGAACTGGTCGGGTGTATAGTAGTCGCACGGAAATTTCCGCGCCATTATGTTCTGGATTTCGAGCGTGAAGTCTACCCTCATCGCATCGTACACCACATCACGCACCTTCAGATAATCGATCTGACGTTCCACAATATCCGGAAACATCGACGACACCAACTCGACAGTGACGAGCGGAGGTTCAATGAGGGCACGGATCTCTTCCGTCAGAGAACGATCCACATTGTCAACAGTGATCTTCACAGTCGGAGTTCGGCTCGTGTCATCGTTGGGGAGAATCAAGCTGAACGGGTACGGCTGGAATTCGATACCCCTGCTGACAACCGGCTCCATATTGTTGACGAGATATGTGGGGTGCGAGCCCTTATGGGTAAGAGTCAGCAGGAAGAAGAACGCGACGTCGGTGGACTGCGCATAGACATTGGGAGCGTTTAAGGCGCTGATAGGCATTACGGCCAACCCGGAAAGCGTTCGATCTTCGCGCTGATCTTCACCACGTTACTCTGGATCCATTGATACGCCGGCGGCTCAGTGAACCGCCATGCTTCCTCCGCACCGTAGGGCGTCATCATCATCGTCGGAAGGACGCCTTGCTGGCAGTAGATATTGAACCAATCCAGAAAAGATGGGTAATCCTCACCCTTAATAGAGACGTCAACCTCGGCCTTGCGATAGACGCCGGTATAGCGACGACGAACTTTGGGGAGGCCCGAATCCATGTCGGACCGGAGCACGTTTGAAACTTGCTGCTCTTGCCAGTTCGACCAGCAACCGCTTAGACTCTCAGGACGTTGTGCGACGTTGACTGGCATCAGACACCTGCTCGCGTCATGCCGAAAGCGGCCCGCATTGACTTGTCGTAAGTCCCGTCAGCCAGGCCCGATTGAACCTCGCGCCGGATCAGCATTTGAATTTCGCGGCTACCATTCGGGTTCTGAGTCTCGCTCGTCTCGACCTTCACGCCCGCTTGGTTGATAACAGTGATGTTGACTGGTGCAGCTTCGACGCCGAGCGTGCCGCCGCGCCGCGTCAGCGGAAGGATCGCCTCAGCACCTGCTTCACCCATCAAGCCCATGCCGCCCTTGTACCCAAAGAAGGTCGGAGACGATACAATACCGCCCTGAGCAAAGGCAGTCATCTTACCGGACGGTCCGAAAACATTTCCGTTGGCGCTTCCGAGGATGCCGCCCAGAATGCCGCCCGAACCTCCGCCTTCAGGTCCGGACAACGCCTTAAAGAACTGCTGGATCATCTTATTGAGCATGAACTTGGTGATGGACTTCGCCATGTCGGTCAGCAGCTTGTCGAAGGACAGCTTGCCCTCAAACGCGGCATCCACAATGCCATCGACGAACTGCCTGGTAAAGCCCTCAACGGCATCCTTAATTTCGCCGAGTGCCGACTTAATGGAATTGTCGCCAGCTATGCTCTGCTTCAGTTTCTCAATGGAGGCGCTATACTTCTCCTGGTCGATGAGTCCTGCCTTAAGGGCCTGGTTGAGAATCTCCGTCCCTTCGGCCAACCTCTTTTGACCCGCCACAACTGGGTCGATGGATCCGAGCAAAGCCTCCAACTTGGTTTTAAGCTGATCGAGAGAATTAGCTGCCGCCTTTCCTCCTCCACCGCTTTTCTCCAACGCACCCGCAACGGCATTCAGTTTGGGGGTAGCAGAATCCGCCTGAGCACCAACCTCGGCCAGCTTCTTTGTTGCCTCGCCCCAAGCCTCATACCCTTTGGTGGCCGCGTCAAAGTTCTTCGTCGCCTCATCGCGCCAGGCGCGGGACGATTCCAAGCCCAAGTCGGTGCTGACCGATATCTCGTTCAACTTCTCAGCGATGTTAGATCCGCCTACCGCTACGGAAAGGTTATTGGCCCCCTCCACAACGCTATTGAACATTTCGATGACTTTGTTCACCATCGAAGAGAAGACGCCGAGGATGGCGTTGGCGACGGAATTCGCCTTCTCCAGGAGGCTAGCCATACCGCTCGCCCAGGCGCCCTTCAGATAGTCGATGGCAGCTGGAAGCCCGCTTTCGAAGAACAGCTTGACGCGAGACCAATTGGCGATGACTGCCACTGCCGCGCCGGTAGCGACGACCAGGAAAGCGCCGAAAGGATTCGTCGCCAGTGCGAGGGTGACGGCGCGAATAGCTGTAACCAGAGGTCCTGCGAAAATTGCTGCAAGAGCCCCTGCTGCTACGGCCGAAGTCCCAATCTTGTCGGCGAGAGACCAGCTGGAAAACGAGGCGACAAGAGAGTCGACAGCCGCCTTCGTGTCGAGCAGGAACTTCACAAGGTTCTGCAGAGCGTATTGAGCTGTTTCGATACCAGCAATCTTAATCTCAGAAAGACCAAACGCCTCGTTGATCTGAGTCGCTGCCGTTTGCGCCGAAGTCACCAGTCGGTTGTAAGCCTGCTCGCTGGTGGAGGGCAATGTATTGAACGTGTCGGTGACTTTGCCGGCGGCGGCAATAAGAGCGTTGCCCACTACCTCGCCAGTCAGCTCGCCCGCCGCACCCATCTCCTTCAACTTGCCGATGGGGACGCCAAGTGACTCAGCCACCGTCTTCATAACGAGTGGCACGTTCTCCATAATGGACTTGAATTCGTCGCCTTGCAGCTTACCGGCCGAAAGGCCCTGAGCCAACTGGACAAGGGCTCCTGATGTAGCAGCGACAGAGCTACCGCCAATCTTGCCGAGCTTCAGGAAGGTTTCGCTAACCGTCTGGATCTGCTGGTTAGTGGCACCCATCTCGCTCATAGCGATAGTCAGGCGCTGAGTTGCCTCAGCAACGTCCTTCATAGGCGCGCCGGTCCGAAGCGCCGTCGCCTCAATGCGACGCATCGCATCCGAGCCCTTAGCGACTGAACCTGTAAGGGCCACCATCGACGCCTGGAGCACCTTAAAGTCTTCAGCAGCCCGCACAATGGCGTCGAAACCTTTGATGCTCGCAAAGGCGGCACCCATCGCCATTGCTGCATTGCGGACCGTCTCAAAGCCCGCCTTCATCTTGCTTAAGGAATCATTTGACTCCTTGCCTGCTCGCTCCAGGTTTTTCAGGCCGCGCTGCGCCTGCTCCATGCCCCGCGTAAAGGCGGCAGTTTGGAGTTCTAAACTTACCTGGAGTGAAGCGAGATCAGCCATTGCGTCTTGCCTGCCCTCTGACGTAATTCTTGCCGGCTTCGTTTGCCAGGATCTTCATCACCTCGTCGATGATGATTTTGGTTATTTCAACTTTCCTGTTATTCCACTCGGCTTCGAAGAACGGATGCAGAGGCGGTCCGCCACCGCGTCCGTACTCCAACGTCTTGTAATAGAGATTCTTCCGGAGGCCGACGAAGACCTGGCCCTTCTTCTTCGAACGACCGACGCCGATAGAGGCCCGGAGCTTGCCTTCCCTCTTAGGCGCTGCGCGACGGAAGTAGGTCCGGAGTCTGCCGCCAGCTTTGCTGAGGGCTGTATTGACGGCGCGCCTCTGGATCGTGTCCGGAAAAGTCTTCAACAGCTCTGCCAGTTCGGCGGCACCGCTTATGGTAACAATCGCATCAGCCATTTGCACCGAACGCCTTCGCTAGAGCTGCAGGATCCATGTCTAAGAGATTCGGCGCACCTTTTCGACGATCTGCCGCTGCCGCCTCTTGTGACCGTCGGCTGTAGAACTCTATCCACCCCTGGAATTCTGACACCGGCATTTTATGAGACATCTCGTATACCGTCATTCCTAGATTTTCGGCCAGCTGGTATAGAGACATCTCAAAAGGGGTTAGACGTTTCCCTCCGGCTCCTCCGGTACGCCTTCTTCAGGAAGAAAGCCGCAGACTTGCATCGCTGCCGTCATCAGCTTCAGGTAGTCGGAAACCGGAACGATATCCCAGTTGACTACAACCCCGTCCTTATAACAGCAATACCGGAGAGCAAGCTCTTGCTGGAACTGCTGGGGATCCTTAGTCATCATAGGAAGCAGAGACCGAATTTGCCCTACCGTCGGCTCACGCACTTCATACTCGCCCACAATCTTTGATTTCACCGCTCGCTCCGATGTCCGCTCCAGTGTATGGTGTTGGAGAAATGAGACCTGACTGGAGCGGGTTCAGGTTTTTCGAGTTGCGAGCCTCTACATTTCTCCAACCTATTAGAACCTGTGGATAGGCTTCGCCGCCAGAACCGCAGATGCCGAGAACCCAAGTCCGCCGTCGATCGGAAGATTGAACGCGACCGACGAAACGGTGATGTCCGCTACGATGTCACCCATCGAACCAGGCAGCTTGATGTCCAGCGTGCGAGGCAGGCCGTCGATCTCAGCAGCCAGGATTTCAACGTAGCCTGGATCCGTAGGATCAATCCAGCCCTCAAGCGTCATCGTTCCCGCTTCCTGCGCAATGGCCGGAAGCGATGCAGTGGGCTCGCAATAGGTAGCCACTGACACGGTGCCCGGTGTTCCGGAGTCGATGGAGATCGACGCCAAGCACATGAGCAGAAGGTCGGTTGCCTTCTTAAGGACCGTCGCCTTTGCAGTAGCCGGAATGGTGCCTGGAATTGTGGCGCCAGTCAAATCCGCGCCTTTCAGCTCGACGGTGCCAACCGGATCGCCGGTGGTAGTCACCGTTCCGATGACGAACGTCTTGCCATCGAGTTCCGGAAGAGTCGTTCCAGAAATCTTAATCAAGTCGCCCGCAGAGAGGTCGGTGATCGCCGACAGCGTAACGACGGCTGGCTTGGCGGCGGTGATCAGAGTGACGTCGATCTCGGCGGAACTTGCCGCTGATCCTTTAGACATGAAAACCTGAAGGCCCTTAGAGGAAGAGGCGCGTGTCATACCATTTCTCCTTAGCTGTAATAACGATATTCAAGCCCAACGACGACCCGGTACGACCGGTCTCCTGACCCCTCCGAATAGTCTTCCGGAGGTTGCGATGTCAGAAGGACAAGCTGACCGCTCGGATCCTTCTGTTGAAGTAGATACGCGGCGGCCGCTTCAGCAGCTATGAGGGCCGCTTCGTCGCCCGTTCCGGCTTGAGCAGATACTACGAAATCAATAACACCCTCTTCCAGCTGGCCGTCACAAAGTGAAATCCTGGAATGGGATTCCACATTGAATTCAGCGGTTGCCCACAAAGGATCGTCTGGGTCCTGGTCAGTATTTATGGTGTCGTAGAACGGAACATTGATCGCAAGATAACCCGGAGTGGCTACCTGCGACCGAATCCAATCCCGTACATACTTCGACGACATACCTACTTCCCTTTAACCATAACCCGATATCCAACTAGAGCATTGTTAAGGTGAACCGGATGAACAGCCTCGGCGATATAGACCTCATTCCCCATTGCGAAGCTGTCGAACTTAACAGGAGGAACAATGAAGTCAGATGCCTTAGCAGTGAGGATCCGAACACCTACCCCGTAAGCGTTAACTATAGCATCGTCGCTGTCATCTGCAATCTTCAAAGCTGCGATTATTTGAACTGTATTGCGGGGCGGCTTCGTTTGCGTCCACATAACTGGAGAGCCAAGTAAATCGATCACTTGATCATAACCAGCCTTCATTTGATTGAATAAAGCGGCGCCGAGCATTACAGATCCTCAGCAGGTGATTCGAAGGTACGGACGAAGAAGACTGATAGCTGGTGCTGGAATTATTCCGCTGTCAGACGATGAATCAGAGCTGGAACGAGACGACGAGGCGCTGAACCGAATCGTGCCGACATCAGGAACACTGATGCTGGTAACTTCACCCCCGCCTACTGTCACAGACGCGGACCCGCCAGAAAGCTGCCCCCACACCACATCGAACAGGAGCCAGAGAGCCAGTTCCAGATCGAGCGGGAGATTCTTGTAGCCTGCAGCATACTCAATGGTGAGTTCATCCGCAGCGGCGAGTCCTGGATGGAAGATGATGAACCCCGCCTGGTAATTCAGATGGTAGTCGAGCGAGTTCTGATTTTTGGTTGAAAGCGAGATAATGCTCTCAACCGGAAACCTGGGGAGGCTCAACTCCTTTCCCAACACATGGGTGAACACCACTTTTTCGACCGCGTAGATGAGACCTCGGTCGCACCAGCGTTCAGCGATCGAAATAGCCGTGCTGAGGGCTACCTCAAGTTCGGCGTCCTGAGTCGCCCCTGTGATGCTAAGACGCTTCTTTGCGGCGGCGATGTCAAACATCAGTAGGTCCCAGCGTCCAGGTTAAGATTTGAAAGATCAATAGGCGCAGGCGGCTCCGGTATATCTGGAATGTCAGGAATCACGCTGCGCAGGACGTGCCATTCCGCGCCATCGCTGATAAGCATGTCGCCGGGCCGGATGAACTGACCAACCGCGCCTGCGTAATTATCCGACACGACACCTTCCGGCCCGTTATGGACAATGATGTCGCCGAGCGACCCCTGCCCCAGAACTGCTACGGCCGTCACGCCGCCTGTATCGCCGGCGTCTGATGCAGAAGGCGCTCCGACATTCATAACGGTGAACATGGTCGAGTGTTCGTCGTAGAACACCGTCAGGACGTTACTCGATGAGACCCATTGCGTTACCGTATCGAGACGAACTTCACCTGTGCCAGAAACGCCAATCGAAGCATCCCACGCGCCGCTTGTAGTAATCGAACAGCCGAGGCGCTGATCTACGGCGTAAGGGGTCGGGTCGTAGGTAGGGCCAAATGTGATGACGACTTGGAACGGATTTCCACCTGCAGCGTCCGGCACCAACGAGAAGTCTATTACAGGGCTTCCATCCGCAAGCCCAATACCAGGCATAACGAAAGCCTCGTACACAGGCGGGGCGGTCGATACGCCATTAACCGCTGTAACAGTGATATGATACTCCTGAGCATCGTACTGGAGCGTGATGACGTTCTCCATCGCAATCCAACGATGAAGAACATCCATCGAAAGTTTCGTCGTAGCGTCAACGTAGACGAATGCAAAATACCGCGCAGGATCGCTAACCGTTCCCTGCGGATTGTAGGCGCTATTGAACGTCATCTCAGTGATGCCGGGCCCGTAATGGAACACGACATCAAACGGCTGCTCGTCCTGAACGTCATGCGCCGCCAGGAAGTCCAACAGTGGATCATCGGCGGAAGCGGGACTGCGAATAAGGTTCACATCAAAATGGGTAACGGCTGCATGAGGGCTTGTCAGCAGGAACACATTCGGCGCGGCAGAGGTATCGAGGCGAAGGGTTACAGGGTCGCCAGCAGCGATGATCGCTGCAATGCCCGCGTTCGTAACCGCCACTGTCGGGTCTTCTGCCGTCTTAATATCAAGCCACCCGCTTGCCGGACCTTCAATCTTCGCTGGTGCCGTTCCGTCAACAATATCAGTCGCCGCCGACCCATCTTCCCATACGAGAACGGAGGCGTGTTCAGTGCCGTCATAGATCAACGGTTGAGGAGAAAGACCGGAGCGAGTTGCAAGACCGACGCTGACGCCAACGACTCCTGAACGAGCTTCCACGCGAAGAGCGACAACAGGAACATCAATTGAGAAGAAATTTCCACCGAGATCGTAAATGAAACGGACCGGAGTCTGAGTCGCCATAGCGTCTTTAATGTCACCATATGTCAGATGAGCGGCAGACCCAACATCTGTCCCATCCCCCTTCAAACCCTCAGTCGCATTTTTAATGCCACTCGCATCGGTACCTCGTATAGAGGTAGAGTCCGGTTGCCCGAACGTGGCACCCATTGCGAATTCCAAAATGACTTCGTGCGGCTGTCCATCGAATAACGGAACGCCAGATTGCTGAGATGCGTCATACGCGAGCAGCATATAACCGCCCATGCTACTGTCTTCGGCCTGAATGATCGTCGGACTAGAAGGAGGCGCGCCGACCGTCGTAATCTCATTCAGTTCGTCCTGCGTCATAGCCCTGTGCAAGACGATGAAGCGACGGATGTGGGTGGTTTCCGCCATCCGCCCTAAGTTTATGAACTGCATATCAGGAATGGCATCGAGAGGATTGTTCCCTGGCAGATCGGACCCTGCGACGCCATTGCCTGCTGTAAAATGAGAGAAATCAGCGTGGAACGACAAGCCAACGCGCCGGATGCCTGTTGCAGGCACGGCTCCGTCCGTCGTAAGCTGAGTGACGTAATTGTTGTCTATGGTGAAGCTGTATTGGGTAGCTCCGGCAATCTTAAGGATAACCGCATCTTCCTCGCTAGTTCCACCAGTTAGCTGGAAAACGTAGGTGTCATATCCAGGATCATCTTCAGTATATTCAACGAGAACGGTGAAATCCGTCAGGGTAGAAAGAATATTTCCGGCGACAGCTCTCCATCCGGCAACCGTTCCAGTTAATCCATTCGCATCCGTTGTCGCTCCAGGAAAATCACCCAGCTGCAACCCAGCATAGACGCCGTTGATGAAATCCAGGTCAATTACAGGAATCGCATCATTGACGGCAGGAGCGCCGACATCAGTGATAAGGAAGTTACCTGACGGATGATGAACAATCGTCAACGGATTGCCAGCACCGATCCAAAGGTAAATCTGGCTCATCGGAGGGTCGAGGGTGCCGTACCGAATGTCGGCTCCCCACTCGCCAGGAACATCAAGCGAGCAGCCGGTGGTGTATCCCGCCGGGAACGTCGCCGCAGTGATGCCGGGTCCGTATTTCAGGACGACAGTGAACGGCACATCTTCAACGACGGTAAGGGCTCCTGCGAAGTCAAGCAGGGGGTTTTCGCCGTCGGCAATCAGGAACACATCAATCGGCGCGGGCGCAGGAACTTCTCCTGAACCCACATTCCACTGAATCTGGAACGAAGGGTCGTTCGGTTCGGTAGTCGCATCCCATGTGAGCAGATTGACTTCACCGTTGCCGGTATGAGCAGCCATCACCGGTGACGTGATATAGATCCAGGGCGTATGGTCGAGCTTGTAATAGCGCGAAGAGGTGTAGGGAACTTCGTCCGCATACGCCTCATTGACACCTGCGCCCGTCGTAGCACCGCCCTCCTTCCAGACAAAGCGAACATGGTGCGGCTGTCCGTCCAGCAAATCAACGCCGCCCGTCAACGAAGCAGGCGCGATATAGGAGGTGTAAGAAGACCCGACGATTTCAGCTTCGATGTCTATAATCGGCTCGGCAGGCGGTTGTGCTCCGGCCGGAATGATTTGAATGTTGGTGGTATACAGGGATTTAGGAGCGCCACGTCCGTCCGCCGCTGCAACGGTGACTTTGGCGTATACTCCATATCCCTCAAAACTCGCGTCCGGCGTGAACGTCAATCCAGTGGCGCCCGGAATGTCGTAGCTCGGGTCAGGATTTGTCCAGCCCCACTGAATGGCGGGCTCCAAACCATTCTGCCAGACGCCAACGTCCAGCGTCAAAACTTCGCCCACTACGCCCGAACCAGACACGGAGGGCGGAGTTACATTTACAACGTCAATCGGAGGGATGTACGGAGGAACCGGAACACCATCAACGGCTTGAACATTGAGCTCTGAATTAGCCGGATCCGCAGCAATCGTCAAAACCGATTCAGCAGCAATCCATTCATTGAGTTTGGCGATGTTGGGCTGTCCCTGATCCGGCGCATTGGGATCAGGATCAAAAACCAAAGTGCCGTCCACCGAGCCCGGAGACGTGAGAGAGGCGTAGGCGGTATAGTTCTCCTGAAACGTCGTCGCGTCTACGCCCGGGCCGTACTGAAAAACGGCATCGAAAGGAGTGCCATCAAGCGGGACACCTGCCGAGAAGAAATCCAGTGAGGGATCGGTAGGGTACGGCGTGCTGGGGATCAAGTTGATGTAGAACGGAACCCAAGTCACGTCTGCGGGTGCCAGGAATCGTATGCCCGGAGGGATAACAGGAGGCGGCGGAATGACAGGAGGCGCTTCTGCAATAAGCGACCAGCTTGAGACAAGTTCAGGCTCGGCGGTTGTGGTTAAGGCGAACGTCGCTCCTTTGTAAGTGGCAAGGACGACGGTGCCCGTAATCTCGTTTCCGCTGACTGTCAACCACTTCTTAACCGCCGCGCCGATGTCTGCGCCAGTGGAGCCCAAGTCGATGACTTGGGTAGTGACAACAAGAGGAGGAACGACAGGGCCCGGCCCGCTTCCGTCTCCGCTGCTGACAGCAATCCAGGAAGAACCGTCCCAGACGCTGAGGGCCTTTGTGACGGGATTCAGCCATGCGGAGCCCCGCACCGGAAAGTTCGGCGCGATTTCGCTCACCACTACCGGGTAATCAGCTCGCTTTGAGACGTCGCCGTAGGTGGTCATCACGCTGCCCGGATAATGAAGTTGATGGAAGGAACGCTGCCTCGCAGGTCCGGAGTTTTCGAACCTGCGACGGATATCAAGTCGGAGAATTTCTTAGGAACCAGCTGACCGTCACACCACAGGAAGTTCGCTGGCAGCTTGGGCCCGGCGAACATCTTAATCTCTCCAATAAGCTCTGATCGAATTGCCTCAACAGCTTCGCGCCGAATATCGACTTCCAGATCCTTTAGAAAGGACGACGCTTCGGCTTGGATAATCGATCCGTCGTCGAATACGAAGTTGAACGACTTTCCGATGAGGCGAATTTCAACAGGAAGCGGAGCATTGCGACCATCAGCACCGTCGCGCCCGTCAATACCGTCACGCCCATCCTTACCGCGTACCCCATCCTTACCGTTCTTCGGCCGAGTGACGACGACACTAAAACGATCGGACTTGGTTGGCTCGTCTCCGACAACTGTATCCTGCAGGACCCACCAGGACGTGCCCTCCCACTGAACGATATCACCCGTCTTGTAGATTCGACCGGCATCCCACTTTCCCATAGGGGTGAGTGAAAAGCCTTGCGGTCCAGTGAGACCTCGTTCGCCGCGTTCACCGCGCTGGCCGGGTTCGCCTGGGTCACCTTTATCACCCTTAACGCCCGGATCGCCATCACGTCCGGGTGTTCCGGGTTGGCCAGGCTCTCCGTCTTTGCCGTCTTTACCATCGACGCCGGGAAGCCCTCGATCGCCATCTCGGCCCGGAGCACCATCCTTGCCATCAATGCCGTCACGTCCGTCTTTACCTGGCGGGCCTTCGACGCCGTCCTTGCCATCAGTTCCATCGCGCCCATCTTTACCATTCAGCCCGTCAATGCCGTCGCGCCCGTCCTTGCCGTGCAGCCCATCAACGCCGTCGCGTCCGTCCTTGCCGTCAACGCCGTTCCTGATTTCAGACAGCTTGGAGTGGAGAAGAACCACCGCGTCGTGTATCCGACGCTCGCTCTCCAGAATACGACCTTCGAGGAAATTCCGGAATTCATCGTGCTCCGGAAGGGCTGCTACCTTTTGCTTGAGGGCCTCCAAGCTGTCCTTCAGCTGGGCTTCCAATTGGCCGAGGCTTTTGATGAGATCCGTTTCGATCCGTGCAGCGGTGAGCCCATGCAAGGCAATGTTATCCGTCAAGTCCTTCTGGACCTGACGAATCACGTCACCTACAGCCTCGAGAATTCCGTCCTGATCAAGCAACATGATGGAGACTCTCAAGTAGTTTCTGACGAACCAGCTGGCGAGTCTCTTCGCGTGGAAGAAGAATCTGTTTATCCTCTGGAGGAGTTACTTCCTCTGGAGGAGTGGTTCCTTCCGCCGGCTGCGCAGGTTGCGCGGCGGGTGCTGGAGGAGGCGTTTCCTGAAACGAGAGCGGAACCACTTGCTGCTGAACCCTCGGCTCATCACCAAATTTAGCTCGGGCCAAGCCCTCCTGCCGCCGGGCCTCATTCGGAGAATAGACTCCGCCCTGTACGGCCCGAACCAAGCCCTCAATTCGTGTCTTAAAATCAGGCCGAAGGAGAGCATCCATATCGAATTCCGTAAAGTCATCTGACAGCTCTATGTCAAAGAGTTTATCGAAGGAGAGTTCAATATGTTCCAGGTAGAAGCCGAGCCCCATTCGCAGCCAAGCCTGCATCAGGTGTTCGACGTTCGACCAGCTGGCACCTGACATGTCGTTGATCAGCGCAAGCGGGACACCGAAGATGCGAGCGATCTCGGCGGACGACATCCTGAGGGCTTCCACAAGCTGGGCGTCAACCGCCTTAACGCCCATCGCCTCCCACTTGAGCCCAGCAGTGAGGATAGGAACGCCGCCTGAATTGATGCCTTTGCTTTGGTCTTCCCAACGTGCGCGAAGCTCTGTAACCTGCTCCTTCGTCAAAACCATGTCAGTCGAAAGCACGCCTGATGGCCTGCTCATGTTGCTGAAGAACTGACCCATATTCATCGAGGCCGACGAGTGCGACATCATTGGAATATGGGCGGCAGCAACCGGGCTTTCGCCAACTAGAGGGTGACGCGGGGTGTGGACCTTCACATGGAGGATGTCGCGCGAAGGAACCATAATCCGTTCGTTGGCGGCATATGCAGCATCCAGAAACGGATCAATCAGCGGGTTGCCGCCGATGGAGTAGAAGACCGAACCGTCTTCTGCCACGTATGGGCGGCATTGAGTAGGCTTCAGGAGGTGGAGAGAATCAATCTCGTTGCGGCCGTTGCGAATAGCCAGAGCGTACCCATTACCCTCTGCGAGAAGATTCCATACCAGGTTGAAAATGAAGTCGGATCGCGTCTGGTAAAGGTTGGGCTTCTTCAGGATACGAGCCAACGCCGTCGTCGTAACGCGCTCGGTTCCATTGTTCTCCAGCAGCCTGCGGTGACCGCCCGGAAGCTGCGAAATGGTTCGAGCATAGAGCGAAATACAGGTATAGACGACCGAATTGTAACCGCCCGCCGTAATCGGATCGTATCCAAGCTGGCCAAAATTCATGCCCCAGCTTTGTGGAATCCAACCCGAATTAGAATAGTGGATTTGACCTCCCGCATAGGCGCCGGGTCGAGAGGACCAGGGTCCGATGGCCTTCAACCCGTCTTTGATTTTTGCGAGGAGTCCCATTTATTTTGGTTTCTCTGCTCTCAGCTCTCTGGTCTTGTAGAGCTGCTTGGAGGGTGCAGGCTCGTTTGGAGGGGGCTTGAACGGAGTTTTCACCGGCTTCGAAAACTGATAGGCATCTCTGCCCTTCGCCCGCTGGCCCCAACCATCCTTCTCGGCCTGGAGGGCCCGATTTTCATCAAGCCAATCGAAGGACCCTGCCTTAGGGCCTCTAAAGATCCAGACCAGTTCCTTAGCCATCTACGATTTCCTTACGGGGCCGGAACGGGGATAAGGAGACCCGCAGTGGTCACCTTCACTGGGTGCCCATCGGTTCCCATCCGACCGACTTCGGCGGTGAGCGTCTTACCTTCCCACTCTGCAAGGACGGTAATGGTCGATTCGGATCCTGTGGTGTAGGCGCCGTCCACCAACCATGCGTAGGTAGGAGGCTCTGCGGTGACATTTTCCCACGTTCCGGCGCTGACGGTAATCACCGACCCTGTGGTGGGAGTTCCGGACAGTGAGGGCTTGACCGTTGCAGAGCCAGGCGGGCGATGAATCGGATATTCGATCATATGGTGGTTGATGACAAAGTCGTCGTTAACGGTAACGGCGTCCGCGTTCTCAGCCCACCCGTCATCGACTGCGACAGCCGCCCTCGCGCTGTCCATAGTCAAAAAATGTCCGGCTAGTGGTCCGCCGGTTGCAAATATACGGGTCATATCCACTCCTTTCTGGGGGTAGAGAATCGGCCCGTTCGCTGTTAACGAACGGGCCGCAGTTCACCCTGGGAGGGTACCTTACCAGGTCAGACCGCTGACATGGGAAACGACACCCGGACGACGCATCGCCCAGTCCATGTCTAGCAGCATCCGGACGCCGATGCTCGCAGTCTGCCAGAGCGAACGAACCGGAGCGGCGGTGATTGCGCCCGCGCCTCCCGTTCCGGTAGCGAGCGGCTTCACAGTCGTCACTCCGTCTGTAGCCGTCTGGTCCGCCGCGTAGCCGCCGTCATCTTCGTGTATCGTCGCCACGTCGCTGACGTCGAACTCAGGGGCATCGCCGAGAGCCGAGCTGAAGTCCGCTGCCCTGACGAGGATCAGGTCAGTAGCACCGACCGAGGTGCTTTCGATATACGGAATGCCGCCGATGTTGCCCGCCGCAATTTGGTCCCTGAACGGATAGACACCAACTGCGGTAGCAGCCCAGGACATCTTCAGACGAGTCGCCGGGTTGAGCAGCCACACCAGACGATCCGCCGCGTTCGCAGTGATGAACGGGGTCAGTGCCGCCTGAATATCCGTCTGCATCGCGTCGACACCGCCACCAGTGGCGCCGGTGATAGCGACAACCGTATTCAACAGGCCGGCCGGGCGAATCGCGTTGGCAGCGACAGCGTCCAGAAGAGCCGTGTCGATAGCGACAGCCGTATCTTCGATGATTCCTTCCCTGATGAGGGCTTCGATCGCCGGAGTCGACTGGTTGGCCATTTCCCTCGTGTAGGTGGAGATGACACCCATCTTGTGGGGAGACAGACGGGACGAACCGAACTCGGCGCGCCGCACGGGAATGGGCTGACCTTCACCGACGAAGGCGCCGCGGAGATCACCAGGAGCGCCGTTCGTCTTGTTCCGGCGCGGGATCACAATCGAGCCATTCCGGCCGAACGTGAAGCGAGGGCCCATTGCCGAAAGGTTGCCGTAAACGGAGACGGGACGGAGAGCTTCGATGAAATCGTCGACTGCGGTGTTGACGAGTTCTGCAGCCCAACCAGCGACCGTCGTCTGCGCAGGATTGGTGACTGCCTTAATATACGTCTGGAAGTCGTCGCGCTCGGCGTAACGCTGCTGGATGACCGACTCCAGCGGGACACGGCGGACGTGCGACTCGTAAGACACGACGGCCTGACGAATGAGCATGTCCATCGGGCGACCCTTGCCCGAACCCATATGCGCCGACTTGATGACGGCGGGCTTGGAGACGGCGGAGCCCGTCGCTTCGGTCGAACGACCAGCGAGGGTCTTTTCGGCGGTGCGAAGGTTGGAGAGGCGCTTCTCCAGAGCTTCGACGTCCTTGTTCAGGGTGTCGAACTCGGCCTGCTCATCGTCGGAGAAATCGTCGCCGGCAGCGAGCTTCGTCGAAAGAGGAGACATCTGGTCCTTCAGAGCGACCAGATCCTCCTGGGCCTTTTTAATCATTTCTGCGAGTGACATCGCGTTTCTTCCTGAGTTCTTAGAGGCTGATGTGGAGGCTGACTTGCCAGTGGTCCGCACTAGCCGAGATGACTCAGGAATGCCTGACTTGGCGAAGAGTTTCTCTCGGTCTTCTGCAGTGAGTGATTTCGCGACACTGAGGGCATTCGGGTTCGCAGGAACCGTAACGAGCGAACACTCCATCAGATTAACTTTGGTGAACCGGATGCCTCCAATTTTGGAGTTCTCAATCGGCTCGTATTTCTCGGCCCGGAAGCCGACGGACACCGCTCGGAGGATCTTCTGCTCGACGAGGCGGCGCAAGGTGTCGATGAACGCGGACGTGCCCTCTTCGGCAAGCTGCAGGACGCCGCGCAGTTGACCTTCAACCACTCGGACGCTCTTCCAGATGCCAATGGGCTCGTGATGATCGTGCGCGTAGAGCGCGATCGGATTCTTCTTAAATTCGGAGAGCTGCCACGCCGTCGGCTCAATGATATCGCCCATACGGTCGACAGTGGAGTCGGACATAACGAACTCAAAAGGGTCCGCGTCTGACTGAATGCCTTTGGTATAAACGAGCTTCATGTGGCGCTCTGGTTAGAGATTGACTATTGCAATTCCTAACAGTATAGCGAAGCTCAGCCTATCAAGCTAGACACTTCTGCGATTTTTTCGCTCTCTAGCGTTTTTCTCATCGCGTAAAGACTCATAAGCGAAGCGACAGCCGCGTCTATTCTTCCGTGTGACTTGGACTTAGTGGGGCGACGATTGCCGGCCGAGTCCTTTTCAATAGCGGTGTTGGAGATGCACATGGTATAGACAGGGTTGTCGCCGTGTCGAATCCGCCCATTGAGAACGCATTCTTCAAATTCATCCAACGCGGGACTCATATCCTTAAAGCCCTGCCCGAACGGAGCCAGCGGCAGCGCGACGCCGATGCGGTTGAATTCCTCCTTAAGAATGTCCATCCGCCATCGATCATAGGCGAGGACTTTGACAGTCATCGGTTCCAGAATCTCTGCGATACGGACTGCAAGAGCGGAGTAGGGGAGAGACTTGCCAGGCAGCGCCTCCAACCAGCCCTCGCGTGACCAAACGTCGTAGGGGACTCGATCCAGGTGGGTCCTGTCCAGCAAGGTGTCGGCAGGCGTCCAAGCGTATACCTTCTGATGGATAAGACCATCATCGCCCAGGCAGGTGATAACCATCGACGTCAAGTCTTGCTTGGATGAAAGATCGAGACCCACATAGACGAAACGGCCGTCGGTGAAATAGGACTCGTTAATCGGTCCGGAGTTCTGATCCCACACCGCTTTAGAGAGGAACGGTGCGACGCGCTGCACTCTCTGGTTGAGAAGCAGGTTGCGAACCATGTTCTCCATCGACGGAAGCCTGAGGGCCTGTTCGATCTGCGCCCGCAGGTCGGCTTCCGAGCGGATGGTGCCCAAACCCGGATTCGCCATCAGCCAAGCGTCTCGATCCATCAAGTCGCAGTCAGCAGGTGCAGCGTGGAGGTGACAAACGATGCGAGGGTCTTTTGACACCGCTGCATCATCGATCCACATAGACAGGAGGTCGCCATCCGTAGGAGCCTGAGTGGAGATGACAAGCTGTAGCGGATTGGCGTGGGCGCCCTGAGACGTTGTAAGGGCATCGACGAAGGCATGAGACGGGCCCTTCACCTGTCCAATCTCGTCCAGGATGATGAGTGACGGCGACAAGCCCATCGCGCTGGAGCTTTCCGCTGCAAGGGCTTGGTAGACAGAACCGGTGTTAAGCGAGACCAGTCTCTTGCTGGACGGCGTCACTTTGACGACGACGGAAAGCTCCTTCGATGCCAGGACAATCTTTTCGGCGTAATTGTAGACGAGGGCTGCTTGGTCTCGGCTAAGGGCTCCTGACACTATTTGCCCGTTCTGGATCGCTACCGGTCCACATAAGTGAGCGAGCACCAAGCAGGCGATCAAAGCTGTCTTGCCGTTCTTTCGACCAATGCTAAGGATGCCGCGCCGTGTATTGTACGGGTTATCATAAACGGCGTAGATGAAATCCTTCTGGAAGTCGCTGAGGATTAAGGGCTTGCCAACTTCTGAACCTTCCGGCACCTTAACGAATCGTTCGATGAATAGGATGACTTTTTCGGCCCGCGTCCGAACTGCCGGAGGGGCAATAGCTTCCGACATGTCAATTCGCCATCATTGACGGAAGAAGCTCTTCCGTAGACTCCATTGTGGTGAAGGTCGCTTCCTCAATCAGATGCTGCTCTCTGATTTTGCCCTGCCCAGCGACGCCTGATCCCAATTGAACGGCAGGATTGTAGTCGGCGGAGATTCGAAGGACGTTCTGCAGCTGGAGAATCCTAGTCCACCGTTTAGCCAACGCAGGTTCCAGCGGATGAACGCGAGCGTTGCCGTTGGCATCCGAATCGGTGTAGTTCGCCATCCGAAGTTCTTCAGACAGGTTGAAGACGACTTCCATCAACTCGCAAAGCTCGGTTGCAAGGTAGGCGTCGATGCCTGTCCACTCAGACGGCGCACGAGTGTTGAGGATGCAGTTCCAAACCTCCTGAGCAAACGGAGAGAGTGGACGAACAGGGGGTGGCGGGTCCTTTTTCAGAGCCTCCAGGATACGGGCGCGATATGCCGAATTCGTTTGTGGAGAAGGCGTAATGTTAGGGACGAACTTGGTGACTCTGGGCTCCATCGGATTCTCCTATTTCATGCAGCATAACAGCGAGGTTGATTGGAGTAAAGGGTGAGTGGATTTAGGTCGAGGTGGGTTGGCCAACGGTTGCCGCGGATAAAAAGAAG